GTTCCAGAGGTCATTCTAATTACATCATATTGTTTTATTGTGTGTGCGGTCACTGGCAGTACAAATCTAGATAATACTCCGTTTGCATCCACAGCATCTATTGCTAAAACATCAGCAGAAAATCCATTCCCGACCGATATTGCTTTGTTCCATAAATTGCTGAGGTAACCTTTCATTGACATATCTCCACTCCTTAAGGGCTTCTTTGTATACTCCTGCTATATTAGCAGATTTGTTCTTTTATATCCAATACACCTTTCAACTGTACAATTCTAATCTTAAAAGGTGTATCCTTATCCAATAGGTCTATTTCAAAATCTTTGGAGGAAGTGTCTAGCAATGCGGTTTGGGCATCTGTTAGGGATATTGTGATATTTCCGCAGTCATTTGAACCATTTATAACTATTGTAGTAGCAATCCTATCAGCAGTTATTGCTGCTCCAGTGCTTACAAAACAAGCAGTTATGTTGCCTGTGCCTGAAGCGTATTGGGTTAAATCTAAATTTGCCCCATCTCCATCTTTGAGTTGAACCGTAATATCTCTATCTTCACCTTGAATTATTTTAAGACTCATTAACTACTCCTTCAATTATAGTATCTTGTTCTATTGTACCTAGCAATATTTCCTCGATTAAGGCACCTTCTAATCCAGTATCCGAGTTTGCTACTGCGACAATATCTGCTACAGCACCCCCAATATTGGAAACTTTAGCATCTAAGTTATTCTCGATTAGTTCTCCTATTATGTCTCTCACGAATATCTCCGATAGAAAACGAGGGTTATATTTAGTTTCAGGACTAGTCCCATTTGATTTCCGAATAAAGTATAACACCTTAATTGCGCCATTTGTAGGCATCGTATGGGTTTCTTCTGTATAAGAGCCATCCCCCTCGTTATTTAGTTCAAATTCGGAAGTCAATATTGTGCCATCTAGCTCCTCTATCCTAGAAAATACCCTAGTAGAGGGAAACTTAGCCCCGTCACCTAGTTGAATTTCTAATTCTAAGGTGTCCCCTAGCTTTTTAAAAACAGACAAAAATTACCTCGTATTTATTTCTATATAAGCCTTAATCATCATAAATAACCCCTATATTTCAAGCCTCTACAGGTCTAAGTAAGGTTGTGCTGCTAAAGTTGCTGCGGGTTCGTCAACCGCTAATAATACCGCCACAACGTAAGTATCAAATAAAACTCTTTCCGTTATAACCTTTAATGCAATTGCCCCTAGTATCTTAGTTAAGTCGGTGTCATCTATTATATTATAGCTGTCTCGCTCATCAAAAGTGAAAACCTTAAAGGTGTAAGTAGCTAACCCTTTTGAAAGAAGCGTTTCTATCTTTGTCCAATTGTCTTGGCTTTCGGTTGAGCAAGAAAACATTTTTCCTGACGACGCTGGGTATTCAAATAAAATTTTATGTGAGTTAAATCTATCACTTCTTTTTTCTACAAGTAGTGAAATAATTTCATCTTTAAAAGTATTTAAACTAACGGGAATAAGTACGCCAATTTTGTGGGTTGTTTCTATAAGTTGAGATAATGAAAAGTCATAGGACCATTGTTTTGATAGGTCGATTGCCGTGGCATCTATTCCGGTATAATCAGCTACGTTAAAAGGTGGCGTATATTCATTACAAAAATTTAAAACCGCCGTAGTTATGTTTACCGCATCCCTAAATTCTTCTAATGGCACTAAGCCTATATCACTTTTTACTATTGCTACTTTCATTTAACTTAACTCCTGTAGAAAATACATTGTAGTTTCGCCTGGCTTATTGGAGGCGTCCCATTCTATCTCTACATAATCGCCCGCAAGAACGCTTACGGAAATAGTTTCGACTCCTGATTTTGCAGCACCGGACAAATTTGTTAAAATTACGGTAGCCTCAACGCTTCCATTAATATGTATTTTCATTTGAGTTGAAGTAGTTCCGTCTTTAGTTTGGTAAGCTAACTTAGTTAAAGTACCGTCTGAAATAATTGGTTGGCGCGTTTTAGTTTTCGATAACTCGTCAGCATCACTAGACTTTCCGTTAGCGACTAAAAACCTTCCGAGAGTATCGGACTTAGCTCCGAAAGGGCAGCAAGCGATTACTTGCGTTCCACCGCCACCACCTGCTGGAACAGAATATGCCCCCGTCCCATCTAAATACTTAGTAGCATCATTAGGTGCCTTAGGGGCTAACCCATGCGCTGTAATGGAAACATTCAAATCCGTATTATCATCGGGCTCAGCTAAATCATCTAATTTTATTGCATCACTACCGCCTGATTGGTGGCTAACTGCGTGAGCTGCGATAGGTGTTGTGAAATAAGCCAAAGAGGTCCAGACTGTGACCCCATCTCCAAACTTTAATTTTTTAGTGTCAGTCTCAAAACCCATCTCACCATCGGCTAAAGTAGGATTTACGGAAGTAAAATTAGCGGCGGTGTCTCTTCTGATTTGTATTTGTACTGCCATTAGGCTCCTCCCCCATCAGCTACTTGAGTTAATAGGTAAACTGTTCCGGCTGAACCCCCTTCTATATTAGAGTCTGTGGAACCTGAAAATTCTTGCCAAACCCCTAACACTCTTTGCCATAGTTTAGAACTGGCTGTATCGGTATAAAAGGAACCGTTAGGGGCATCATCCGTAGGATTGCCAGAGCCAGAAAAAAACCCTCCAGCTCCATCTATTATGAGTCCTTCATTTACTTCAAAAGCTTTTTCTTTATCGAAAGCCATTAAATAGCCACCCTTGAAACTCTTTGAGCTCTAACATTTATAGCTGACGAGGCAGCAACATTTAGCCCTATAGTTTGGGTGCCTGCACTTCCTGACAATTCAACTGTGACTGTTTTATTAAAACTAGCCCCAAATTTCAATTTACTATAGATAGTATCATCTACATTAACAGCATCGGCTGTAGTTTTTCCATCGTGCATTGCCCGTATAATAAATGACCTGACTCGGGATTCGTCAGAGGCTAAGGTTAAATCTACCTGCCATGTAACAGACCTATAATCATCCACTAGTAATGAATCAATTAGCTGTTTAGTAGTTACGGAGTTTTGAGTAAATTGAGCATCTAGCCCAAAAATAGCATCAGCATTTTCTTGAATACCAGCCTTAGCAGTCGTGTTATTGGTTAAATGGGTTTGAGGACCCACATAAGACCCAAAATTGGTATCTCCCTGACTAATACCCATTGCCGTGTCTTGAGCATCGTTATTTCCATCAACTTTTTCAATTGCTGATTCAACAGTATCAGCAGAAGTAATATTCCCTGAAGCAGCAGTATAACCGCTGGATAAATTAATGCCAGTAGCAAAATCCCAATTAACATCACCAATTTTATTTAAAACTGCACCGTCATAATTAACAAGAGCTTGTTTTTCTTGTTCGTCAGGACTATCTGGTAGGTAATTCTTAACTATAAAATTATCGCCAGCAGTAAGAGGATTTGAAGTTTCTTCAACTAATGTAATATCTGGAGCTGAAACAGCAGTAACCTCAAATAGTTTTACGGTCCCGCCAATTCCCGAAATTATATAATCCCCAATCACAAAATCTGAAGAGTCCAAAAACGGAGTCTCATCATCACTAAATGGAGTTGCCGTTAAATCTCTAACACCAGCAGAAAGAGCTTCGCCAGTACCAGCTACAACACTTTCATCTCTAAAACTAAGACTTAAAAGGTCGTCCAGCGTGGCATCTTTTACCCATTTGTCGGCTCCAGAGCCAGCAGTCTTTTTTGTATATGTTGAGCCTATACTATCTTGTTGAAAATATTTGGAACCCACATCAGCAGCATCTTGGTCTCCTGCGTCACCGCCGGGAACACCAGTTCCTTTTAAAAGAGATATGCCACCATCCCCATTCTCATCGGAGATTTTCCCTCCTCTTTCTATATCAAATAAATCCCTAGCCATTTTATCCTCCTAAAATTAACTGCCCAACGGTTACAGTTAATGTAAATAGTTCGTTATTTTTTAATCTTATAAGTACATTTCCTGCACTTGATATCTCGCTAATTTCCATATCTATAACCCCTAACTTAGCAAATAAGGAACTACTTAAAGCCCCATCCGTCCTATTAACCATTAAAATCAATGATTTAGACTTATTCTCAGTCTCATTTCTGGCGTTAATTATATAGTACCCCAACCTATATGAGGTTTCGGCATCTGAAGAAATAGTGATGGTACTGCCAGAAGTTACAGTCTCTTCTCGCTGTTCCAGTTCACTTATAGGAACAAAAGGCATAATACTCCTCTTCTAAAAGGGCTAGATTCATTGAGAACCCAACCCCATTATAGATTAATAGTTATGCTTCGTAATCAAATCTTTGGTCTGTTGCACCCAAAGTCAAACTAATATCAGCATCTTGAGCTGCTCCTGTGGAAGCTGCTGTACAAGCTACTTGAATAGTTGAACCTGTAACTGCTATAACTGACAATGTAGTGTCTGCAGTAGAGGTTGACCAACCTTTAAGGAATAAATCCCTTTCAGCTGATGCTTTACCCGTTAATGTGATTGTGTAGTCTCCTGCACCGTTGTCTGCAACGTCAGCCACTAGAAATCTATCGACTCCTGTAGCTGCGGGAGTACCAGCTGTACCAGTAATTCCAAAATGCATTTCACGATTTCCGACCTGAGCCGTTTTGATACTGCGTTTAGCAGCTCCTTTTCCAGACATAAAATTCTCCTATAACCCTTGGGAGGGTATGTTGAAAGTGAGGAGGTTTTTAAGCCCCCTCACTCATATTACTTGGCTAAGTTCTGTAAAACACCATGAGCAGTTGGCGTAATATAGTTCTCATAGTAACCACCGTAACGGGCTTCATATCCGTCAGAAGCTGATTTTCTAAGGAAAACAGTTCCGTCATCATCAAACCAACCGAAGTCAGGTCTGTGATGTACTTCAATGAAGTTGTCATTAAGGAAGTAAATCTTATCTTCTGGACAGAATCTGTCGATAAAGATACCGATGGCACCTCTAGTTGACATGAACTCTACACCTGAAAATGAAAGGTTACCCTTAATATTTCTGTTAGGTAAGTTGTAAACTTTTTGGTCCTCTAGTAAAGCAAGGATGTTTCTGAATTGAGTGTAATGAACAACGATTAGGTTTGGAACCTTACCAAACTTACGCTCTACATCAAGCATAGTGTTATTCATCTTATCGACTGTAACACCTGTTCCTGTAGCATCTACTTTAGTCATTGACCATCTACGCTCAAAAGGGATTCCGTATAGGGAACCTGAAGAGAAGTTCTCAATTCCGGCAAGACCTTGTGGGTCATTCTCATAAGAACCCTGCATACAAATACCTTCGGTAAGTGCAAGAGGTAGAGGAGCAGCTGCAGCGGCGGCAAGAGCTACCGAAACACCAACCAAATCAATAGACTGGGCTGCATTATCAACCTCAACAATCTCTAAAAGAGTAAGTTCTGCAGTACCTCCAGCATTAGATGGAAGAGCAGCAATACCTGTAACGGCATTTACAAAGTCTTTTTCTTCAAAGTTTTCTAAATGGAAATCAGCATCAAAGAACACCTTATAAGGAGAACCTGCAGTACCTGCACCAGTTACGTCTTTTGCACTTGAAGCACCACCGAAACCACGACCTAAGATACCTGAACTATCACCAAAAAGGATTCTAGAACAGTTTCTCATGTATGATTCAACAGTCTTCTTAACGGTTTCTCTTGTTGCTTGAACAAAAGCACCTGCACTATTAGCTGAAGCCTTGATTGATTCTCTGTCGATATCAGCCGTAGCATATACCTTCTTAGATTCAATTAAAGCTCCCTTATAACGACCTGCATTTGCAGTTGGTAAAACACCTGAACCAACACCACCTGAGAAACTCAAAGGAGTTGAAACAAAACGCTGCTTACCTGTGAAGTCATACCGCTTTTTAGCTCGCCCATGTAAAACATTGTACGAGTTGTACATATTTTCTGATTTTTTATAATAATTGATTTTGAATAGGTCCGTCTGGTCCGTTGGGGATGCAGAGGTACCTAAATTAAATTCTGCCATTAGTTACTCCTAACCGTAATTGAATTGGTCGCTTTCATAATCGTCAAACGACTCAACGTGGTCATCGTCCCTAGTTTTACCTACCTTTTTGGGGTTCGTCCCTTTTGAGGACAATTGGTTCTTAGGTTCAACGACTTTTTTGTTTAAACTAGAGATATCATCATTGATATCCTCTATTTGGAATCCCAATTTACGTCCGGCTAATTTCACAGCTTCCTCTGGTTCTAAGTAGTCATTAGCTCTTAAAACTTGAGTGGTTGCTGATATTAGGTTAACCATCTCGTCATCCCCTAATTCTTCTCTAAATTGTCCACAAACGTCTTCAGCTTTTTCGGCAAACGGTACTATTGCTATAAACTCGCATACCCTTTCCGCTGAAAGGTCATTTGTATCATAACCTAGCGATATCATTTGGGTCTGGGCTTCCTCAAATTGCTTGTCGTTGACCCCATACTGTCGCCTTACCTCTACATCCTGATTTACCCGGTCCTCATCGGCTTTCCGGTCCTCAGTTAGTTTGGTTTGGTTAGTCTGGCGGTCAAGAAGTATTTGATTCTTCTTTTCAGACCAGTAGAGCTTTTGTTCAGCCTCGTCCATATCATTATAATCTAGGGCGAGCTGTCCATAGTGCTCTAACATTCTCTGTTCGTACTTTAACACATCATGCCCACCAATATCAACTAAATATCTTAAGGCTTCTGCAGGGTCGGCTTCGGGGTTTCTAAAGATATCATTAATATGAGTCCCGACTCGACCTAATCTTTCGACTACTTCCTTCTTATCTGACTCAAATGAGTCTCTTTCCTTATTGAAAGTGTTCTTTTGCAGCTCATGGTCTTGGAACTTCTTATCCCAAGATTGATTTCCGCTATAATTGCTCATTAGCTCTTTAACTGGGACGAATTGCTTTTTACCGTCTACCTTGACTGCAACAGTGGCATTTTCATCTAAATCTATAGAGTCATCTCCGCTTTTAAATCTGACAGCCTTTCCTGTTGGTTGTTCCTTAGGAGCCTCTTCTTTATCCTCTGATTCTCCCTCTGCAGACTTATCTCCATCTTCTTCCTCTTTTGAGTCGGCAAGTTGCTCCTTTGCAGCTGCTTTTTCTTCCAGTTCGTTTGCCGAATCCATTGTTTGAGTTGGGTCGTCCTCGTCGTCTTTTCCTGCTGACTTCTTTGCAACCTCTTGTTTTTCTTCTGTTTTCGCACTATTATCCTCTTTAGTAGGTAGTTCAATAGCGTCTTGGCTATCAAAACTATCGAGGTCATCATTGCTCGGAGGTGACCCTTCGGGTGAAAATCCTTCAAATTGCTCTACTTCCTCTACATTCTCATTTTGCTCAACTAAACTCATTCTGGTGCTCCTTCAGTGGGTTTTTTCATTTGTGTTGCATCTACACTCCCTTCTTCCATCCCTTGAGGTGGAATACCTTGAGCGTCCATCATATGACCTGCAATAACTTTAGTCATAGGCATAGGAGTTTCAAAGAATAACGGGTAGTTATCTAATGCTGCTACTTTTGTAGCGAAATTGATATTCTTTATAGACCTCTCATACATCTGCATTTCAAGAGTCTTCATATACTGCTTCATTAGTGCTTTGGGTCTCTCCTCAATTGATTTATAGGAGAATGCTTGCATAGCTTTCTCAAATACGGAGTGAGAGGTTAAAAGGTCATCAGAAATCTCAGGAGGGTCAATCTGGTTCCCATCTAAAATCTTCTGGACTGCTGTATTGGCTGCATTTGCTCCAACAGCGGCTCGGTCCTTAAAATACTCATCATTACCCAAGTCCAGCATTTGAATGATTTCTGGGGTCCTGAATACAGGGTCCATTTGGGTCGCTGTGTTTAGGTCGATAATTGCAGAGATTTTACCTGACTTAGTATCGGGCAAAGCTGAACTATTCTGAACCTTAACATCATAAACCTTAGTAAAATCAGCATTTTGCATAGACTCAATTAGGTACTCATTATCCTTACCTAAAATACGGACAGTTCTACCGTCCTCAGGAGTGTAATACTGCTTCATTCTAGACAGAGCCATTTTTCCTACATCGACCACTCTTCTCTTCCTCTTACTCTCCTGAACCATAATTCTTTGGGATTCCTGCTCGTCAAGGAATCGGAGGGCTGAGTTAGCGGTGACTCCAGTCGGTACTTCACCCCTACTTACATCATATTGAGTTGAGTGCTGAGAAATCTTCTTCTCTAGTCTATCTTGCATTTCAAAAGATTGAGGGGGAGTAGGATTATGGGTCACAAGCTGAGGGGCTACGGCTCCCTGATATTCCACGATAGTCAAATCATTATTTAAGGAATGTACGTTACAGGAATTTTTAGGCATCATCCACTTAGGGGCTGAAGCCCAAGAATAATCCCTAGCTTGTGCTGACTGTATGTTATTATAGTATCTTTGCATTTGTTCAATATTTGTGATGAATGAACGACCCCAAAACTCACCGTACACATCAATATCAGTGTCAGGTACGCAAGGTAGCTTTCCATCCTCATATGGGAAATCTGTCCATGTCAGGATTAAATCATCACACCAGACTATCTTGGCTCCTTCAGGAAGAAACTTCGTAGGCTTGTGATAAAAGGTGGTTACCATTATTTGAGATTTAGGTCTGATTAGCTCGGCTGAATCAAAGTCATAAATCTGGCGAGTGTTTTCAGTGATATCATTCGCCTTACTTGGGTACATCATCTTGAGTTCTTCTACATGATAGTAGTCGATATGCTCAATATGGTTTATTTCTTCCCAAGTGAACTTGTTCTGCTCTACATAAATCCTATCGGGTCCATAGGTCTTAATTGTAACATCACCAATATGGACTTCAGCCCCGCCTTTAGGCATTTGCTTCTTTATCTCAGTGGGAATCTTATCCCCATACTCCTTCCTTATATTCTCGTAGGCTGGAGAGATTGGTCCTGCGGTTTCATCCCATTCAATAAACATGAATTGGTGACCAAAGGTGAATTGCACCCTATCCGCAACCTGATGCTTTTGTTCTAACTTCACATCTTCTGCCCATGAATCGTAGAGTAGCTTACAAGCCTTAGCATTATTGATATCTGATTGCTCGGCATTATTAGGTATGAAAGCTAAATTGTGCTTCATTCTAGCATTTTGACTGACCCTACCTTCAACCATTTCCCATACAAAATTAACTGAATGCCTTGGTCTTCGGTGAGTGTATTCCATATCCCTTCTGGTATCTCGTGTGTCGAAGAAACGCCAGTGAATATTTTTATACATGGCTTGAAACCTACGATAAACGATACGGCGGGAGTGTGCGGCACGCTCATTATTATCAAAATTTTGAACGAGCCATTCATGAGTCGACTTATCATCCTTCTTCTCCCTAAATTGAAACGGGGGGATATCTGTATCATCAAGCTGTCGCTCGGTGCTTAGAAAATCATCAAAACTATCTGTCCATACCATTATTGAGTCCTTTCTTTAAATTGCTCTATTTTATTTGAGATAGCGACCACTTTTAAATTTGTTTCTTCCTGCATAACTAATAGAGGCTCAACTCTATCTAAGTAGAAGTGTTTCAAAGCTATCTTTACATGATGGTCGTCCACGGTGTATCCGAGCTTGTTACAGTTCTCTAACCACCAAGATTCCACATACTCTAGCCTTATTCTCATATCTTCCATTATGACACCTCAAATCCTTCTTCATCTTTAAATTTATATTCATCTTGAGGAGCGAATTTCCTCAGTATCTCTTCCGCTGAATCTGCTGGGTCATCTGCAGTCCTTTGAACTGGAGTGAACTCTATTTTATGTGTCGATAGTTTCATACCCCTAACTTCTGAATAGGCTAGAATTGAAAATACGACTGTTGCTAATGAAAATAGAAATGCAGTACTGCTCAGTACTAATGCTGCTGTTACCACTATCTGCTCCTAGTAGAGGGTTTGCTCATTTATAGTTTGCTCGTCATAATACCGTCTGTCCACACTTTGCTCCTTATCTAATCCTGCTCTCCTTAGAGCATTGTATTTCTCTTGGGCTGCAAAATGATTTTTAGACTCTGTAGTTTGAGGGGTTAAGCCCTCAGAACCACTTGGGTCCATAATCTCAAATGCTGCTTCAGCATCCCCCGCCTTATAGGCTAGTGCTGCGGCTATTGGTCCCATCCAAGGAAGGACCTTTAATCCTGCTCCCTTTAGTCCTTTAGCAAACTTAGCACCCTTTTCCTTAGCATACTTCATAGTGAGTTTCTTATTTCTAGTACTCATAACGTCTTTCAATTTAACTGCTTTCCTAATTTTTGGGTCCCCTGTAATCCTTTCTAAATCGCTGGCTACTGAATGCCCAATATCTCTAATCTTAAGCTTTCCAGCAGCATTTGCCCCTAGATTACCCATATGAACGTCTTTAAGTATCACGCCTTTAGCTACGCCCCTTTGGTGCATATCCTGCATCTGCTTATATGCCTTTTCCCTAGCTTCAGGACTTAGTTTACCTAAATCTCCCACCATCTCTTGGCTTAAGGTCACTGGGGCTCCCTTCTTCTTTCTGTGAAAGTAAGAGTCTGCCCCCATATCCCCAAGAGCTTCCTGCAAGAAAACCCTATTCATTACTCGCCTTCTAGTCTCCTTAATCGGCATTCCTTTGGGGCGATTGAAGCCATGCAATCTTCTTTGATTCGCAGATAGCTTCGTTCTTTGGGGGATATCCTGTTTAGCAGCCTTAACGAACCTGCCTTCATGTGGTTCTCCTAACATATCTACGCCTTGAGGCATACTTTTTAGGTCGAAATCATCCTTCAACCTCATACTCTGTTTAAATTTACGAATTGATTTACGGGCTTGACCTACTTTTTCCGCTTCATACCTTTCCAAAGGTTTAAGGGGTCTATCTGCAAACTCTAATCTCTTACCCTTTTGCAACCTACTCCTAAGCATCTTATCCTTTAACTTCTTAGCCCCATATTTGCCTGCAGAAACTCCAAGAGCTAATCCTGCAGCTACCTCTAACCCACGACTTGGGGTTACTTCGCCACTACCTTCCTTCGCAATGGATTCAGATTTCCTCTTCATCCTTTGATGAGTAACACCTTCAACAAATGAGGCATTTATCTTCATCCTTTTAATGGAGGTCAGGTCATTCATTCGTAATACTCCGAGTCAATATGTTCAAAGGGGTTAGCAGCTGCTCTCTCATCGCGGAGCCCGTCCTCTAACCTAGTATATCTGCTCATCTCTTGCGCCTCGGTTTGGTCAGGAGCCACAACAGGAACTGTATCATAATAATTATTCGATAGGATGTATCGTAGGCAATCAATCTCATGGTCGTCCTCTGAACCAGTGTCCTGATTCTTAACAATTCTACCCTTATCATCTACCCTGTACTCCGCAAACTCATTGAACGTGTTTGGTGCTTTTTCACAGAAGAGGAGGCACCCCTTAA